TCGGGATCGAATTGCCGCAACGTCGAGCCACACACGACTTGCCCGAGTTGAATATTTTGCGAATTGTTTTCAATCACCAGCCGCCAAAATTGGAAACCCTCGGCGGTGTACCCCGATTGCTCGGTGAGATTGAGCCAGGGATTTTGCGGCCAGCGACCGGTACCGGTGCCGAGCCAGGGCGGGATCGTAAAGGCCGCCGAAAATTCCGGGTTCGAAAAATCGCTTGTGCTATTCCCCTCGAGGCGCACGCTCGGCGCCGGCGAGCCGGGCGAGACCGATTCGGTCTCGTCAAAGGAAGGGTGAATCAGGCCGGCGACCGCGATCGGTTGCGGCGCCGAGTAGGAAAAGATCCAGGCGCCCGACACGAGCCCGACCGCCGGCGAGCCCCCATCGGTCTCGTTGATCTTCGCGACCTTCGCCGGGTTGTCATCGACGAGCACCTCGGGCGCGTAATCGTCACCGCCCGAGAGCGAGGGCGAGGTGTCGTTTTCGATCTCGATGGTATCGGCGAGCCGCGCCACCTCGTCGGAGTAGTGCGTATAAATCGTGTTGAAGGCGGGCGCGGCCATCAGGGCACCCCGAGAATATCTTGCGCGTTGGTTCGCGAGCCGTTGACGTTATCCTCCCAGGTTTGCCGCACGATCGGTTCAATGTGCCGTTGTACGGTTTTCACGAGGTCGCCCTCGGAAAAGACGCCGTCAACATTGATCGTCATATGCACGACCACCGGCGGCGCGCTCGCGGTCGCCAAGCCGCGCCGGAGATCGGCCTCGGTGATCACCGCCTCGCGCCCGTGGAGAATCGCCGGCGTGCCGCTGCCGAAGTCGCGGATCCCGCCCGAGCCTTCGGCGAATTCCGGTACGTCAAACCCTTCCGGCCATTCGACCCTCGGCTTAATGACCGGATTCTTGATCCCGTCGAGCGCCTCGTTGACCCCGTCCGCGCCCTCCTCGGCCTTGCGGGGCAAGGTCACGCCGAGGAATCGCGCGAGGCCCTCGAGCACGCCGGCCAAACGGTCGACCGCGCCCTCGACTTTTTTCATCGTGGTTTCCATCGACGTGCCGAAAGTCAAACCCAGTTGCGTCATGTCATGGATGTTTTTTCCGTTCTCGTCAAAGACTTGCCCGGCATCCATGGCGACTTGGATCACCTCGCGCATGGCCTCGGGCACTTCGGCGCCGCTCGCCTTCGCGTCTTTGATGAAATCGCGCACGCTTTGGCCCATGCCCCGCATTTGCGCGTTGACCTCGACCCCGGCGCCGCGCAAGAGCTTGAAATCCGACACGAGTTGTTGCGCGCGCTCGTTGATCTTGGTTTGCTGGAAGGTTTTCCCCGCCTCCTCGAATTTGATCCCGTAGCGCCCGATCGCCTCCTCGATCGCGCCGTATTTCTTGGCTTGCTCGTCGAGCGCGTCATTCAACGCGTTGACCGCGTTCGCCGTGCCCTCGGTGGTCGTTTGCGTGAAGATATCGGCGAGCGCCTCCTCGATCGCCGGCGTGATCGAGGTCAGGCTCGCGAGCCCCTTCGCGGCCCCCTCGATCCCGCCTTGCAGCCCGGCGAAGCGTTCTTTCCCCGCCTCGAGGATCGCATTCAGATCGTTGAGCGCGATTTGATATTGCTCGGGGTTGCGCGCATCGAATACGCGTTGCACCGCATCGACATTGCCGGTCAGATCTTGGACGCGCGGGTTGAGCGTCTCGAGGCCGCCGGCCATGTCGAAAAAGGCCTCGCGTAAGCGGTTGGTTTCTTTGTGCGCCGCTTGCGCTTTCAGGGCTTGGATCCCCTTGACCACGCCAAACACGCCCGCGGCGACCGCGCCGTACACCGGGATGGCTTGCGCCGCCGTCATCCCGAAGCCGAAGGCGCCCGCGCCGCCCGCCGCCGCGGCCCCGCCCGTGCCGGCGCCGACATTGATCGCCGTGCCCTTGATCATCGGCACCGCGCCGGCGAGCGCCCCCGAGGCGGCCTTTTTCGAGACCCCGCCGAGGATGACATCGGCGAATTTCCCCGCCATGCCGGCGAGCTTGCTCATGAGCGGCCCGAGGAGGGCGTCGGCGATTTGCACGCCGATCGCTTTCAGCCCGCCGAGAAACCCGCCGCCCCCGATAAAGGCGTCGCGCAAGATGTCGGGGATCGACATGAAAGCCGCTTTGACATTGGCGGCCATTTCCTCGGTTACGGTGGTCGCGCGCTCGATCTCGATCGAGGCGCTTTTGACCGAGGGTACCAATTGGACCTTGATCGCGTTGCCGAGCGCGTCGGTTTGAATTTGCGCGGCGTTGAGTTCGTTGGAAAAGTCGCGCGTGTAGATCGTCCCGTCTTGCGCGACCTCGCCATAGGCGACAAAGGTTTTAGTGAGGCCGGCGAGCGAGGGGCCGGCGACCGCCTTCACGTCGAATCGTTGGATCGGGATCGTTTTGTTGTAAATCTCCGTCAGGATCGGCGGTACCTCGCGCCCGAGCTTGCGGTACGCCTCGATCGCGGCCCCGACATCATCATGGAGTTTTTTCGAGGCGGCCGCGGTGAGCTTGGTTATGTTTTCCGTCGAGCCAAGCGCCGTAATCGTGTCGTTGACGTTGGCAATGATCGCGCGGCCGAATAGCTGATCTTGAATCGCTTTCAGTTTCAGGCCCTTCTCGATCAACGGCTCGAGGGCCTTGTCGCTTCGCTCGAGGATCTCGAGGTACTCCTCGCCGTCGACCTCGAGGCCTTTCGGGATCGGCCGAAGGCCCGGCGTCGCGCGCTCGGGGAGTGTCGGCATGTTGCCGAGAAAATCCGCGGCCACGTCCTCGCCCCCTTGCGCGAGCTTGCGCATGAGGAGCCAGGGATTGAGCAGATCCCGCATGGCGACTTGGCTTTTTTTCGCCGCCAGGACGAGATTGCCGAGATAACTCGCAACCGTAATATCGGTATCTTTTTTGAATTTGTCCCAGGCCTCGCCGGCCTCGTCGAGGGCTTGCGCTTGCTCGGTCGACAAGAGCTTGACCGCTTTGGTCACCTCCTCGATGTTGCCTTGAATCGCCGGCGCAATCGTCAGCCATTGCTTGCCAAAAAGCGCCGTGCCGCGGTTCATCCGCTCGATCGGATCTTCGGTGGCGGCGACCGATTTCGCGATCTCGAGCCATTGCTGCTCAGGCTTCAAATTGCGAATTTGCGCAAAGTTGAGGCCCATATCCGCGAGGGCTTTTTGTCCCGCTTTGCTATCGAGATTTTTTTGCAGCATGCCGACCGAGTTCGCGAGTTGCTCGATCGACACGCCGCCCTTCATCCCGAGGGCCTCCATGCGTTGCAAGCCCTCGACGGTAACCCCGGTTGCCGCGCTTAGGTCGGTGAGCTTGCCGGCATAATCGAAGGCCGCTTTCCCGCTCGCGATCAACGCGCGCCCGACCTGCATCGCGATATCCGCAAACGCGGTGCCGACCGCCGTCCCGAGGGCGACCATTTTCGCGTTCATATCCGAGATCGGTTGATCGAGTCGGCCTTTCACTGCATCGGCGACCTTTTGCAATTCTTGCGGGGCTTTTTGCCCGAGGGCTTGGTACGCGCTCAATCCTTCCTGCAACGTCCGATTGACGGCTTTTAATTCGTTTTGCGTGAGGCGCGAGGCGCCGCCCATGGCCTCGAGGCCGCCGGCGGCGAGCTTGGCGCGCTCGGCGACGCGCTCTTGTGCTTTCGTGACCTGATCGAGCGTCGCTTTCATCGTGTCAAACGATTTGATCGCTTGATTCGCGAGCGGCGACGAGCCGAGCTTTTTCAAATCGGCATCGACACTTTTTGCTTTTTGCCCCACCGCGGCGAGCGCGTTTTGTATTTCCTGATCTTGCGCGCCGATGCGAACCAGTAACGAGGCAATCGCCATTTAGATCACCTTCGTAATATCCGGCAAGCGACTTTGAAAGCGGGCGAGGTGCGTATCGGCCGCCGGGCGCATGAAGGGATCCGCCGGCTGATCTTTGTTGCCGTATTCCTGAATCCAGCCGTAAATAAACGGCCGTTGATGGATCCGATCGCCGCCGCGGCGCGAGATCACCGCGTCAGAGATCCCCACCCGCCAGAATTTGCCTTTCCCCTCGGTGATGATGTTGTCGCGCAGATCGCCGTCGTCCACGTCGACATGCGCGCGCGCGGTGTCGCGTACGTCGAGCGCGGTTTGTTCCATCAGCGCGTACACCTTCGCGCGCACCTCATCGGTTGCCCGCTCGAGGAGATCCTTAAAGCCGGGGAGGCCTTGAAACGAAAAGGTCGGGCCAAGGGTTTTAGCCATGGGCCGGTTTCCTCGTGAGGGCGCCCCGTTGTGCGAGGTGGCGCCGATGTAAATTCATTTGGCGTTGCCGTTCGGCCTTTTGCACTTGCCACGAAGGCCCCGGCGCCGCCCGCTCGGGATCACCGTGCACCACGCGCGCGCGGTACTCCGACCAGGGCCCGAGCTTGCCGGCCATGGCTTGCGCCGCAAACGCCGCCGTATGCCACGCCGTGTATAACGCGAGTTCGTACCACCATGTTCGCAACGTCGAGGCGCCGCTCATCGCGGCGTGTAGCTCGCCGGGCGAGAGATCCCACACATCCGCCGGCCCGATCGTTAATGCGCCGAGCGCGGCGGCGCGCTCGAGGTGTCCGCGCCACCCCGTCGCCGCTTTGCGCTCGGCGGGAGAGGGTTTGCCGGCGCCGCCTCGGCCCCGTTGGGCTTGCCGCCTTTCGTGGTCGCCGCCGGCGTCTCGATATTGAACGTCAGCAAAATGCTATCGGTCATCGCGTTAAGCACCGGCACGACCCCGAGATCGTCGATCAGCCCGTTGGCGGTGTCGTTGTCCATGTCGGGATGATCGACCGCGCTTACCTTGACAAACTCGCGCACCATGCCGAGCCGGATTTTTCCCTGTTGCAGTTTTTCAAACAGGGCCATCACGTCGAGATCGAGGGTGTCCTCGAGCCGGCAGATCGCGCCGGTGCCGAGCCGGAAGCGGTACGCCGTGCCGTCGGAGCCCTTGATCTCGACCTCGGCCCGTTGTCTATTCGCCGCCACGTTGCCCCCCTTAGGCCGGCGAGCCCGTGCCCGTAAAGTCGATCGCGCCGGTGATCTGGTACGTCACATTCAGGAGAATTTTCCCGCCCACGTCTTGCCCGGTTTTCTCGACACTCGCGATGTACCCGTAGTAATCCCACCCGGTCGCGTCGGGGAAGACCTCGCGCATGACAAATTCCTCCTGCGAGTCGAGGTACGCGAGGATCGCAATGTGCGAGGCGTCGGCCGGAATGTATTGAATCGTGAACGACAAGATCCCCGAATCGATAAAGCTCGGTTTGTACTCGCGCCGCCGGCCAGGGCTTCGAAGGTGCGTAAAGTCGATCCGCTCGGTCGTGCCGCCGCCCCCGCTGATACTCGTCACCTCCGAAATTTCTTGCAGACTATCGGGCGACTCGCCGGCATTCGCGGCCATCAGCAGGTACGAGCCTTGCGCCGGCATGCCATCCGATCCGCCGGCAATCACCGGGCACCAGTAGATCGCGGGCCAGGCCGGCACGAGCCCGATCCACATTCGCCCGATCCGTACAAAAATCCCGCCCTTGAAATCCCATCGCTTCATGATGTCCTCCGTTTACGTTGTCGGGCCTTCCCCGGTTTGATGCCAAATCAAGTAATCTGCCGAATACCGAAAGTACCCTCCGTTGACATCGGTCTCGTACAAGTCGCGGTCGGTGTCGAAATCAAACGCAAAGCGCCGATACTCGGCCGGTGACACGCTTTCATCGAGGAGATCGACGTTGGCGGCCTCGAGTCGCGCCCGTAACAAATTGCCGATGGTTTGCGTGCTCGAAAACGCCGAGCTTGTGCCCTCTTTCGTCCACACGTCGAATTGATAGCGCGGCCGGGCCAAGCTCGCGCGACCGCGGAGCGACGAGGCCGGAAAATTACTGATCCGCTGCATCGTCATCGCGGGAAACGTCGGCGCTTGCGGCAATTTGATCGGGTACAGACGCGTCCCGATCTGAGCCGTGATCGCCGGGTCGGCCAGGATGTACGCGCGCACCATCGAAAACACGTCCATTAGTGCCAGGCCTCGCGTACCCAGTCGAGGGCTTGCGCCTCGCGGGCCCAGGGATCGATCCGCCCGTGAAAAAACACAATGCGCGCGCCGGCCGGCAAGCGCCCCGATCGTTTGATGTCGTTGCGATAGGAGTACACGCCGTCGGCCCGGCCCCATCGCGCCTCACCGGGCCCGAGACAATAGGAAATCCAACCTTGATCGGATCCGAAACAGCCGGCCGCCTTCGCTTTGCGTGGGGAGTCGCGCGGATCGAAGGTTTGCCACACCCGCGGCCGCGCGCCGGCGGTCAAGAGGATCATTGAGCCGTTGTAAGGCGTCCCGCGGTTGGTATCCCCCCAGGCGACAAACTCCTCGGGCCGATCCCACAAGGGCACGAGGTCGCCGGTGATCACCGTGTCGAGGTCGAGCGAGACAAACCGCGGCCCGAAGGTGTCGGCCGCCTCGGGCGCAAACATCCGAAGCCGCCGGTAGCAGCTTGGATTCTGGGCCCCGTGCGGGTTGGGGATCGTGGCGAGGTGATCGCCGATCGGCACGATCTCGATCGACGGATCGATCCCGTGCGGATCGTCGGTGACGCACACCGCGCGAAAGGGCTCGGGGTAGTGCCGGCGTACCATCCGAAACAGCGTGTTGACCGTCTCGGCGCGAAACGTCGATCGATAGTTCCGGCTGATCGGCCGCCATTTCCACGTGATCACCGCGGCCGGCCTCATGGCGTCACCTCGCCGGCCTCGACCTCGAGGGTCCAGGGAAACGACAGCCGCAACGGCCGCCAGCCTTGTTGCGCCTCGCGCGCGAGGCGGCGCCGGCTCAATTCGGCGTCATTGTCGGGATCGTGTTTGCGCGTAAACCCGACCGTCGAGGCATCGGCGATCACCTCGCGCGGATAGCGGATCAAGGGCTCGTCGCGCATGATCACGCCGGCGGCCGCGGTCACGCGCGCGCGAAATTCGCCGTCCGTCCCGTAGCACCCGGAGAGCCGCTCATCGTAGCCGCCGACACGATCGAACATGTCGACCGTCATCAGCCAGGTATTCGGATGTATGTGGATTGAGCCATCCTTGCGCCGGCGCACCGTGCACGCCTCGAGGGAATACGGCCAGGGATGCGGCGCGTCGACCCGCGAGAGGCGGTACACGTGCGCATCGTCGAGTTTCTTTGACGTGAGCGCGTGCAAGGTCTCGACCGGCATCGCGTGATCCATGTCGGTCAGGAGTACCCACTCGGTCGAGGCCTTCGACATGCCGAGGTTGCGGCATGCCAGCCAATTCCATCGGATGTCGACCCCGATCCGAAACAGCCGTTGAGACGCCAGGCCGGGCACGATCGCGAAGGCCGCGCGCGCGTCCTCATCGGCCGGCGAGCCGTCATCGACCACGATCACATGCAAGCGCGCTTTGAGCGGGTCGGGATAGCTTGACCAGATCGCTTGTTGCTCGCGCAACATGCCGCGGTTGCGGTAGTAGGGCAAGACGAGGGTCAACGCGCGCCCTTTCATGCGGCCACCCATACGCCGAGGCCGGGCCCATTGGGCGCCGCCGAGTAAAAGGGATCGGGGATATGGCGATCGAGCGCGGCGTGAGCCGCGCGCATCGCGGGATCGTGACTGTGCACCGTTTCGCCAAACCCCGGTAAGGTGTCGTGACAGGCCACGATCCGCACGTGCGGAAAGGTCAGGCACCGATCTTTGAGCGCGCGCCCCTTGTCGTTTTTCGGCCCGTCGAGGAGAATCCCGATCCGCCGGTCGGTGTGCTCGGCGAGGAGCACCGGCACGATCTCGCGCGCGTCGCCCTTGCGAAACTCGACCCCGGCGAGCGGCGCGCAAAAGTTTTTGAAGTCGATCGCGATCACGGGCACGCCGGCCGCGGCCGCGAGGGTCCGCGTCGAGTTGCCGTTTTTCACGCCCGACTCGATGATCAGATCGACGGCCAATTGCTTGCACAGCGACAGAAATAAATACAGTTCGGAGAAAAACATCCCGCTCTTGACGTACGGCGTAGTCGCCACGATCGCGTCGAATTCGGGGATCGTCATGCCGTCACCCGCCGCGGGACAAAGACGAAATCGGATCCCGGCCGCTCGCACGCGAGCCGATACTCGAGGCCGGCGAGCAAGTGGCGCACCGCTTGATCGGTTTGCCCGTACTTATTGGTAAAGCCGCGTAACTCGACTTGCACGATCGGCCGGCACCGCGCGAGCGTCGCCCGCGCGCCCGCGAGCGCGTGCCACTCGTACCCCTCAACGTCGAGTTGCAAAAGGTCGCAATCGGTCAGCGCGAGGTCGTCGATCGGCACGACCGGCACCGCGTCGCCCTCGATGATCCGGTGTGAGCCGAGGCCGCGGTGATCGAGGGCGCACACCCCGGCGCGCTCGCCGACGGCGGCCGCCGACACGATCACGTTAGCGAGCACGTTTTTCTCGAGGCACGCGCGCGCGCGCGCGTCCGGTTCGAAGGTATAGACGCGCGCGAAACTTTCCGCGAGCCGGCGCGGCCAGAGGCCCACATTCCCGCCGGCTTGCACCGCGGTGCGCCGCTCGCGACAGGCCGCGATCGCCCACTCGAGCGATCCGACGTGCCGGAGGGCATGCCGCCAGGCGTCGCCGACATCATCGGGCCACCAGTACCCCGCTTGGCGGATCATGCGGCCCCCCACACGTCCGCGACCCACGGGAAGATCTCGGCGGCCTCGTGATTCTTCGGTTTTTTGCAGAAGATGAGCCGCGCCTCGGGCGGGATCGGCCCCTCGCGGATTTGCGAGATCCGCGGTGTCCACGCGAGCGGCACGCGCGCGGCGAAGGGGTATTGCTCGCCGACCCAATCTTGATCGGTCGAGAGCCGGCGCGCGACCACCGGCGCCCACTCCAAAAACAGATCATCGACCGCGCCGGCATCCCAGACCATGATCGAGCCTTGAAATTTCTGGACGAGCGCCCGCCCGTGTCGATCGCGCGCGCCCTCGAGCGGCGCCACCTCGTCGGGCACCTCGACCAGGGCATCGGTCGCGAGCACGAGC